CTTTCCTGACAGGTTTGACAACAAAGCGTCGTATTGCGGTTCAGGGTCTTCAATCTGGTCAAAGACTCTGTTCCGTAATTCTAACAGTATAATTGCTGTTGAGACATCATTCAACATATTTCGATCTCCTTAAGATATCTTAGGTACTCCTTAAGTTCTACCTTAGATATCTTACGTTGTTTCATATTAGTTTTTTTAATATTAGTCCTAAGGTGTTTCCTAGGCTTGCTTAAGTAATACATAAGTATCCTACCACGTTTCTTCATCACTTACAATAGGGACGAACTCATTAATTTTCAAGTCGTCCTCAAACTGAGATTGTCGCATGACTGAAAGACAGCCACCACAGAGGTCTAAAAACTCTCCTGTCGTCGAGTCCTTTCGTGTCGACTCAATGTCTGTCAATTCGCAATCACAAGCTCTGCATCTCATGTCAATTCTCCATCATGTTTTTAATTTCTGTCTGTAAGTAGTCAAAAACGACTACCGATAATATCACGGCAACTAGACCTGTCAAGAGGGCAAACCCTACGGCCCAACCTGACACTAGGTCGCCTTGTTGTTTCTCTAGGCACTCCATTAATCGTCTTTTCTTTTAAACGGTGCCCCGTCACGTTCGACTAACAACCACCCTAAGAACCCTGCGACCAGTACGCTAACACTGAACGCCATCAGCAAGACGAAAGCCCACTCGTTAAAACCTATTTTTTCCATGCTTTAATGGCCTCCTCAAGCCTTCTGTCGTGTAAAGAGCCCGTAGGAGCCCTTGAGAGCTCCTGTGCTCGCCGTTTGTAATATTCTGATAGCGACCTATTACCCTGCCAGTCGAACTCCTCAGAGAGGAATTTACACCATCGACTAGCTGACTCAAAGGTCAGCCCTCCAGTCAATAGGTCACGCTCTACTGGCGGTACTTTATTCACCCTGTCGCTCCTGTTCGTATCGTGCCTCGCCCTCAGCCTCCAACCGCTGTTGCAGTTGGTATTCGTCCCAACCATCATCGGCTGTCGTCTGGTAAATGTTCTCATAGACCTCATACCAGACAGCTTCCGTGCATTGCTTGTTGGTGATCGCATGGATCACCTCCTCAATGACCCACTCAAGCTGTGGGTCGTATTGGCTCTCATGGTCTGTCATACAGTCTCCTCGTCAGTCGTTCTAGTGTAGTGCTCATGGGCTACATGATCCCTTATCGCATCGTCAAGCGATGCTGTCATGTGTGGATATTGGCCCTGCCATATTGAGCCTTGAGAGTCTACCCAGTGTGGGATTTGGTAGTCAATCACGAAAAAATGCTCGTCAGTGTCGAGAGCACCTAGGCTCTCAAACTCTGTGACGCTGATGTATAACGTGTCGCCTTGGTGTTGGTATTGGTAGATCATGGTCAATCCTCCTCTGGTCTCATGTCGTCCACGTTGAATCCCTCAGCCTCTAGAGCCTCAAGGATTTCAGCCGGAAGATACCCTGAGATCCCGTCGTAGTCAACCACTACGCCACTATCAAACCAGAGACCACCGCCGTACTCGTCACCATGCTCATGATGCTCGAACCAACCGTGCTTGCGGTCGTCGTGAATACCAACCTCAAATCGTGCTGTGTTCATCGTCTTCATAATACTGGCACTCCGTCAACGTATGTGGTGTGGTTGCGTGTGTAGACATCAACCCCAAGGGCCCTCAGGCGACTCTTAGTCGTATTCGTCGGCCAGTTACTGAGCGTTTCTAGATTTGGCTTGACGTGACCAGACCAACCCCAACCAGACGTGTGTACATCTACTGTGGCGATGTGGTGTCCGTGCAGGTAGACATTACGTAGTCTAGTCTCTGGATCTACTCTGACCATTGTGTTAGCTGATGACCAGTTGCGACCTTGTGCAATTGCGTAGTTCATTTCTTTCTCAATTTTTCTCACGGTAGTTTCTCCTCTGTGTCAGAGACGGCTTATGCCGCCTCCTGTTGGTTTAGTTTCCGATCTGCTGACCGGATCATGGATTCTAACAGCTTCTCGCTGTGCATCTCAATACCTAATTCTCTCTGAGTCTTCAGTAGCATCTTGCCCCAGACAGATATTGACAGATCACTGTCTAGGCTGACTGCCTCACTGAAGGCTCTGTAGTCTGTTGCTAGGCGTTCTGCCTGTTCTTTAGTCACTGTGTTCATGTGTGTTCTCCTCACTGATTAACAGGCAGTGTTGCCATGTGCTTTGCTGTGTCTAATGCGTCCTGTTTGTCGTCTGTGTGGTAGGTCGCATCTGGCAACCCTTTAACCCGCACCTCATATTCATCATGGTGCTCGACATAGTGAACGCTGATACGTGCTGTGATCTTCTTTGTTTTCATGTGTGTTCTCCTGTGTGTGTGGTGGTCATTATATTCATGTGGTCAACCCTGACCTAATTGTATTTATCTATCGGTTCTTGTGTTGTTGATAGTGTTGCTTGGGTGGTGCTTGGGTGGCTCCTGAGGTACCTACTCAGGCACACACATGCACCACTTGGGAACTCCCGATGCACACCTAATCCCGCCTGTCAACCCCTCAGGTTAATCTTTAGTGTGCTAATGTTTCGCAGGTTAATCTTTAGTGTGCTAATGTTTCNNANGNTAATCNTTAGTGTGCNTAAGGGTACCCCCAAGTGACCCCGGGGAGGGGAGATTACATTTGTTGTAACTTGAGTGTACCCGCTCAGGCACAACAAAAGCCCACTTTAGAAACCCTAAAAAACCACTTAAATGCAATAAAGTTGCACAAAAGTACCACTTATGTGTTATAATAGTGTATCTTTATGATATACTTAGGTATTCATAAGTAAAATTAATGGTAAAAAGAGGTGTCAAGGGGTTGACAAAAGGTACAGGGGCGGGTACAATAGAATCATAAGCACACCTAAGCGGGATTATTAAGTTATTTTCCTATTAGGTATTGACATTTAGTAATTTCTATGCTATAATATTCCTATCTTAAGTAATAACGAGACAGAATGAAGTTTCTTGTTTAGTAGTCTTCTTTTTAGTCTTGTTGTTTATACCATTCAGTACACTCGTGTGACACTTAAGTACCAATTAGGAGAATACTTATGTCGGATCAAGAAGACCAACCAGAGGTTAAGACCACTGGACGACCAAAAAAGAACCTAGTTCAGTCTAAAAGGGCAGGAGGTAGGGGTAAGGTTGGTCGCCCTAAAGGCGATGCGGCCATCATTAACGAGTATAAGGCTCGTATGTTGGCTTCACCTAAGTCTCGTAAGGTCTTGGATAGTATTCTTGATGCGGCACTGAATGATGACCATAAAAACCAAGCGGCGGCTTGGAAGCTCTTAATGGACAGAATGTTACCAGTGTCTTATTTTGAAAAAGATAAAGAAGGTGGTAGTCGTCCTTCAGTGTCGATTACCATTAGCGGCATTGGTGATGCCAAGGTTACTGAGAACGATATTATAGATGCAGAGGTGATTGATGACGAAGGATGAACTAATAGAGATTGTTAAAGAAGACTTAGTTCGTCACGAAGGTTACGTCACTGAGATCTATTTGTGTTCTGAAGGATACCCTACCTTTGGAATCGGACATATGGTTACTGAAGAAGACATGGAGCACACTTGGCCTGTCGGCACACCTGTGACTGACGAAAGAATCCTTGATGTCTTCCGTAAGGACTGTGATGTTGCTTATACGGATGCCTGTGCTCTTGTCTTAAACTTTGCAGGGCAAGCTCCAGACGCACAGCGTGTCTTAGTCAACATGGCGTTTAACCTTGGTCGTAACCGCCTTAGTAAGTTTCAAAATATGCTACGTTACGTCAACGAAGGCAACTACCTAATGGCCGCTAATGAGATGATTGATTCTAAGTGGTACACTCAGGTAGGCCGTCGTAGCAAAGAACTTGTCGACATCATGAAGGACGCTAAGACTTAATGTCAACAGAACTCAATGTCGAGCTTCTTCCGTGGCAACAGGATGTCTTTGGCGACAAGACCAGATTTAAGATTGTTGCCGCAGGTCGGCGTACTGGGAAGTCCAGACTAGCGGCTTGGTTACTTATTATTAATGCCTTGCAGACTGAGAAAGGTCAAGTATTCTACGTTGCACCCACTCAAGGGCAAGCTAGGGACATCATGTGGACAACCTTGCTTGAACTTGGGCACCCAGTCATCAAGAGCTCCCACATTAACAACCTACAGATCACTCTAATTAACGGCTGTACGATCTCCTTAAAAGGTGCTGACAGACCAGAGACCATGCGTGGTGTCTCCCTTAAGTTCCTAGTAATGGACGAATATGCGGATATGAAACCCTCTGTTTGGGAACAAATCCTACGTCCTGCTCTAGCTGACCAAAAGGGTGAAGCAATGTTCATTGGTACGCCAATGGGCCGAAACCACTTCTATGAATTGTACAAGTATGCGGAGTTAGAAGATGATGATAGTTATAAGGCGTGGCATTTTACGTCTTATGACAATCCACTTCTCGACCCAGACGAAATTGATACAGCTAAAAAGTCCATGTCGTCATACGCCTTCCGACAGGAGTTTCTGGCATCGTTTGAAGCATCAGGTAGTGAAATCTTTAAAGAAGATTGGCTACAGTTTGATGATGAAGAGCCTGACGTTGGGGATTATTATATTGCAGTCGACCTTGCGGGTTTTGCTGATGTGGAAAGCGCAAGTAAGTCCAAGGCTAAAAAACTTGACCAAACAGCTATTGCGATTGTTAAGGTAAGTGAGCACGGATGGTGGGTAGCGGATATTGTACATGGTCGATGGGATATCAAGAAGACAGCAAAGAAGATATTCGACGCTGTCGAGTATTATCAGCCAGTATCAGTCGGCATCGAGAAGGGTGCACTCAAAAATGCGGTACTTCCGTATCTTACGGACTTAATGAAATCCGGTCAACGGTTTTTCAGGGTGGAAGAGCTTACACACGGCAACAAAAAGAAAACTGATAGGGTTGTTTGGTCGCTTCAAGGACGTTTTGAGCACGGACAGATTACCCTCAATACAGGAGAATGGAACAGTGAATTTATGGACGAACTGTTTCAATTCCCTAATGCCTTAGTCCATGATGATCTTGTGGATGCTTTAGCGTATATTGACCAAATTGCGAACGTCAGCTACTACGCAGAGTTTGAACAAGAAGAGTTAGACATTTTAGACCCAGTAGCAGGATACTGATATGGAATATGACGATTACGTAAATGAGCAGAACAACGCCGAAGGGTGGATCATGTCAAAGTGCGATCAATGGCGTGACCACTACGACTCAAACTATCGTGAGAAGTTTGATGAGTATTATCGCCTTTGGCGTGGCATCTGGGCCTCTGAAGACACCTTACGTCAGTCAGAACGCTCCCGATTAATTGCCCCTGCTCTTCAGCAAGCCGTAGAATCTTCTGTTGCTGAGGTTGAAGAAGCAACCTTTGGTCGTGGGTCGTTCTTCGACATTAAAGATGACCTACAAGACCAAGAGCGTGGTGATATTTCCATGCTTAAAAAACAATTACAAGAAGACTTTGCCAAAACAAAAGTTCGGAAGCAGGTTGCTGAGGCAATTCTTAATGCCGCCGTGTTTGGTACAGGTGTTGCTGAGCTAGTGCTTGACGAACAAATTGAGGCCGCTCCTGCAACTCGTCCTGTCATGGACGGAGCAATGACTGCTGTCGGCGTTGAGAAACGTGACCGGTTTGTCGTTAAAGTAAAGCCAGTGCTCCCACAGAACTTCTTAATTGATCCTGTGGCTACAACGGTAGAAGATGCTCTTGGTGTTGCCATTGACGAGTTTGTACCTAAGCACCAAGTCGACATGATGATTAACAAAGGCATTTATCGAGATGTTGAGGTTTCAACAACTTTTGATGAACTTGACCTTGAGCCTGATCAAGAACTAACAATTTATAATGATGACAAGATTCGCTTGACAAAGTATTATGGTTTAATCCCACGAGATCTATACGAAGAGGCGATTAAAGAAGAGTACGATGACGATGTTGATGTTTCAGATTTAGTTGAAAAAGACGAAGAAGAATCAACTCACGGTCAAGAATATGTTGAGGTCGTTGCTGTCATTGCTAATGGCGGCACTCTTCTTAAGATTGAAGAGAACCCCTACATGATGCAAGATCGTCCCATTGTAGCGTTCCCTTGGGATGTTGTCCCCGGTCGCTTCTGGGGCCGTGGTATCTGTGAGAAAGGTTACAATAGCCAGAAAGCTCTTGACACTGAGTTACGTGCTCGTATTGACGCTTTAGCACTCACAGTGCACCCTATGCTTGCCGTAGACGCTTCACGCTTGCCACGGGGCTCTAAGTTTGAAGTACGTCCCGGTAAAGCTATCTTAACCAACGGTAACCCCGCAGAAATCCTACAGCCCTTCAAGTTTGGTCAGTTAGACCAAGTATCATTTGCACAGGCTAAAGATTTGATGACGATGGTACAGCAAGCGACTGGTGCTATTGATGCCGCAGGTATCCCGGGATCAATTAACAGCGAAAGCACTGCCGCAGGTATCTCAATGGGCTTAGGTGCGATCATTAAGCGTCACAAGCGTACATTGATTAACTTCCAAGAGTCCTTTTTGATTCCTATGATTGAGAAGTCTGCATGGCGTTATATGCAGTTTGCTCCTGAGATTTATCCCGTCTCTGATTATAAGTTTGTCCCAACTTCATCACTAGGTATTATTGCCCGTGAATATGAAGTAACACAGCTTGTACAGTTACTACAGACAATGGATAAGCAGTCTCCAATGTATCCTCAGCTTCTTGAGGCAATCATTGACCACATGAACATCAGTAACCGTGAAGAACTGATTCAATCTTTGCGTAAGTCTGCTGAGCCTAACCCACAAGCTCAACAAGCGGCACAAGCACAGGCACAAGCACAACAAGCACAGCTTCAAGCTCAAGTTAATGCCTTCAATGCTCAGGCGGCAGAAAGCAACGCCCGTGCCCAGAAGATTTTAGCGGAGATCCCAATTGAGAGATTTGACGCAGAGACTGATCGTATTAAGGCTTTGTCGACTAATCTTAAAGCAGGGGACGCTGATGATAAAGAATTTGAGAAGCGAGCCAAGGTTGCAGAGCTCTATCTCAAAGAACAAGCACTAAACAATCAAGCATCACGAGGAGTGACAAATGCTAACCAAGACCGAATGGAACAGCCTGTTGGGGCAAATCAACCAGAAGTTCGACCGACTGGAGGAGAAGATCAACAAACTAGAGCAAGAGCTCTCCAAGCCCTCCAGAACGCCCAAGCAGGTAACCAGTAAAAAGTCAACAGAAACTGCTTGACAATTGAAAAAAACTATGGTATAATAGTTTTATATAAACGAAAGACCCACAAGGGAGAATCTTTTGGATCAAGAACTACAACGACAATATGATAACTACTTTGATATG